CACAGAATCACCGGTTACCACCGGAAGATTGAGTTGTACAACTCGCCCGAAGTTGTCACTCCTACACTATAAAGTATAGAAGATTGAGCGCCAAAAGAGGGATCTCTTCGTTGACCATCCTCTTGGGGCCCTTCCGCCATGAACGATTTCCAGCCAACGGCGTTGATCCTTGGTAAACCAGCCCTCACTGGGACAAGGATAACTCCGCTGGAAAAAGTGCATGAAGGAAGAGAAGTGGGTATCCCACATTCCGCCTCCGATCCATAAGCCGACCAATCGAGAGAGGGACGTCTGCACGTCCGGGACTTCGTTTTCAGGATAGAGAGCGAGTTTAAACCACTCGTCTCTGTCCCTGTGAGCATGACCATCACGATACGTTACTCCTAAGAGCTTGAGTTGTGTCGGGTCGTCGACAACGTAGCTCTTCTTGACACTGAGTTCCATACCAACGGCGTCCGCGTCGGCTGAGGCTTTAGACAGGTCCAGGTTGACACCCGAACTAAAGGCGCTGTCATCGCCTAGGACTTTCAAACTGCGGATAGGGGCCGACTGGCAGTTGGCCATGTACTTAACCAGGATGTAGTTAACTACGCTATCCACTAACTGGGTCCACCAGGATCCTGACGGTACACCGCGGTACTTGCGGAACATCCGACCGTCTGGCATCAGTATGGGAGTATTGATGAAGTACCACACCATGCCATCCCACACGTTCCGCCACTTCTGGCGCGAACGTTTGGATGTTGGTTTTCCTCGCCAATTCAACCAATCAACATTATCATGCAATATGCTGAAGGCTATTTTGATCAACCACGCGGGCACGCGCGAATCAAAACTCGAAAAGTCGAGGCCGTACAACTTCTCGCTCTCCCTAGAGCGAACCACCCACTCGGTAAACAAGCGTTGGGAGGCTTTTCCGACGAGCATGGGGCTATCAGGCTTGGCTTGCAACTCCTGATACATTACGGGGGCGTAGAGCCCCTCAACCATCAGCATCTCTGCTGGGTAAATCCACGCCAGCCTGGTTTTCGGATCACTGGCTTCCGAAAGAGAACCACGCTGAGTCGCAAGACAGGGAGGAAACCTGGTCTTGCGGGGATCGAATCGTCCTTTTCCACCTTGCTTCATGCGATGGCCTTGCCACCTGCCTTCGGTATAGATCTGGCGCATAACATCGCCTTTTCTTTTCCCCGGGAAGGAGACACCTGCGGATGTGTCGGTCCGCATATGTTGTCCCACCTCGTGCCAATCCAGAGGTTGGTGCTTGGTGGTCAGTTTGAATGCCTTCCGGGCATCACCGATAGCAGCTTTGAACGCATCGCGCTGCGAAGAGGTCAGATCTGAGAACTCACACCTACGTTCACCGAATCGCTCGAGACCCGTATACATGCCGGGAAGGCCTGTCGGGCGGCGGGTGTAACCGTAGATGTTGCCATACAAATCCGGGTCGAATAGTTTTAGAGTTTCACGGATATACGGATCCGTGTTCTGGGGCGAGCGATAGGTTCCGTAACCACCATATCGCGCAATCTCTCTTAGCCCAGGGAGTGCCAGGAAGGCCCCAGCGTCTCGGTGGCGGCGACGTGACCGTGAGGAAGGGTCAATCATCGCCGCCAGCTCTACCGTACTTAGAGCTACATCGAGGAGGTTTGCCGTATCATCAGATGGACTGGTCATCCGTGTCTGAAAAATGAGGGAGGAAAAAGTATGG